TTTGAAACCATACCCAAAACTGCCACTTTTTAGGCGGTATAAAGTTGCCGTTCACATCTATAAAGCCTGCGCCCTCCATAAATGTTATAGCCTCTTTTACCTTGTCTGTTGCTTCTTTGGCCTTGCCTAAAGAGGTGGCAAGCGATTTGTTCGCTTGCCCTAAATCCGTTACCTGTCGTTTCAGCTTTTGGATTTCTGCCTGATGACCGGTATTTTCCTTAATACGCTGGTCATCCTTATTCTTTAGCTCTACTTTCAGCTTATGTATTTCGGCTGTTGCGTCCATGTGTAAGCTCTCTTTTGCTGTTTTCTTTTTAGGCATTGGGTTGGTTTTGGTTGAATAGCTCCTGCATTTCTTCACCGATTGTTTTTGCATTGCTGGCGGCTGTCGTGATTGCTGATGCTTCGCCCTGCAATCGTGCTATCAGGTTGTCCACTTGCGGCTTTAACGGCTCTGGAACCGGGATATTAGATAAATGGGCGGCTATTTCATTGAGCTTAGTCGCGGCATCTAATCCCTGATTGCTTCGGCTCTTAATCCCTTCTAATGCTGGTTGTAATTGTTCCTGAATATTCATGTTTGTGGTTTTTATTTCGTGGCAAAAATACGATTTCTTATTACTTGGTAGATTTTATTTACCCCTAAAATATACAAACTACTTCTGGGCATCTCCATAAGATTTAATTCCAAATACCAAAGATCCCATTGGTGTTAATGATGTGCCATAAGCCACTTTGTCTATCCATGCCTGATATACGAAGTCTGCACCCCTGATTATTTGAATGTCGTGTGTTTCCTGGAAATTCAATATTTCATCCAAATCAAACAACCTTCTAATTAGCTTACTCTCTTGCTGTAAGTAGTCATTTTTTTGGTGGCTTTGAGGGTTTTCCCTTTGGCGTTCCACCGACTGATTTAGTGCTTCCTTTTTTTGTTCCACGTTTTGCCATTATTCAATAATATGAAGTGCTTTAAATACTGTTTTTGCTCCTGTTACTATCGCGCCCGCCAGTAGTGCCATCGCTCCGTGTTTCACTGCTTTTTTTACTGACTTAACAGCGTGCCCATTCTGGCATTCCTGGTTTTTAATTTTATCTGCCAACTCACAGAATAGATTGGCCTTTTTGGCGACTTTTGTTTTTATCATTTTCTTGAAAGGTAATCCATCACATCTATTCCTTTGCTCGTTACTTTATGATATTGGCTGATTAAGTGCTTCATGTAGAGTGCTAATATAGCAATTACTGTCCAACTTGCTCCGATAATTGATAGGAGCGTGTAGTACATAAACTCGCATCCAACAGGAATGAATTGCGAAGCCTGGTTAATTGCCTGAAGCGTTTGATCTTCCATTCGCCAAAAATAAGAATAGTAACATTGTGCATTACACCGTTTATAATTCATCAAAAAGAGTTGCGCTCATTTCATTTGCAAACCTTTGATTAACAGACTTTAGGTTTTTTATTGCTTGTTTAAAATATGTGTCTTTTAATTCTATTCCTATCGCTTTGCGTCCCATGCTCACCGGGCTGTAAACCTCGCTGCCAACTCCCATAAATGGTGTTAATACTACTTCCCCTGGATTGGTGTATAGCTCAACTATCCGATCAATTACATCTAATTGTAGCGGGTGTACGTGCTTTTCATCATCTTCGTCTTTACTGTTTTTGAATTTTAGTACCTCATCTATACGGATGTCATCCCATACACTGGATGCGTAGCGTTGCCAAATGATATGACTTAGCTTGTTTGTTTTGGGGTCTTCCCAATCGCGATACTTTGATTTCAATTGCTCAAATGTTCCGTATTTCTTTACCATTCCAGGTAGCAATGGAGTTGCCCCGGCATACCTACTCAATCCTTTTTTATGTGTTACTGGTATTTCATTTTCACCGTTCTTTTTGAAGATTAGGATATAATCAGGCATTGCCGGAAAACATTCTGTACTATCTTCTACTATCAGTTTGTGCATCAATGATCTGACCATTGTTCTCATCCTGACTTTTAGCGGTTCTTTCCAAATGGTAATTTTATTTCTATACCGCATCCCATGTTTTTCATGTAATCGGATTATTTCATTCGGAAAATCCCACAAACCGCCTCCGTTTTTATGACTGATAATATCGGTGCAATGTACGGCAGTTATTCTCCCTGGTTTAGTTACCCTTGCTATTTCACCAATCAAAAAACCATATTGATCCATAAATTGATCCTGTGTTTCACAGTTGCTAAAATCATTCTCTGAGCTTGAATAATTGTAAAGCCCGGCAAATGGTGGAGAGTAAACGCTCAAATCAATGCTTCCATCTTTAAGCGTTGGAAGTACATACATGCAGTCACTTTCATAAAGTGCATAATCTTCGGTAATGTGTTGGTTCTTAATCATTTTTGTGTGTTTTTATTTGGTTTATAAATCTAATTCATCCATGCGGGTAATTTTATTTGCTTGTCAAACTCTTTTTTTGTGTCCTGGTAGCTTGAATTAATTGAGCTATTGAGCTTATTAAATAATTCATTTGCCTTGTCCGCTTTCGCCATTAGTCCATCCAATACTCTTTTTTGTCCGTCGGAATACACTAAATCAACGGTGACGGGTCTTTGTTGCCCAAACCGCCAAAACCGTCTGATTGCTTGGTAGTATTGCTCATAGCTGAATGTCGGAAAATATACGGTGTGGTTGCAATGCTGCCAGTTCAATCCGAAGGCTGTCATCTTTGGCTTTGTGATTAGCTTTTTGATTTCGCCATTAAAGAACGCTAATAATAGCTCTTCTTTTTTGTCTATGTCCATTGATCCCTTTATCTGATAGGCATCTTTGTCTAACCTTTGTAGAAGGTCTCCCTCTTCATTCCGGTTGCACCAATATACTGACGTTTCTTTATCCTGGGTTAACGATATGGCCTTGTGGCATCTCTTTTCAACTGTTTGCCGTTGCTCCTCTAATATCTCCGGCATCCTTCTCGCAGCCATATTAAATAACAATATCTGACCATCTATGACCATGTTTTTTTCATTCTTGACCGCATGGTAATTGGTTTTTAATTCCGGCAGGATATGTCTTTCATCTGAAAACCCCAAATCGCTCGGCTTTCGCATGGATACACTCCAGGAACTAACCCAATGGAAAAAGTTTTCTTTTGCATGGCCTTTTAATATCCATTGCGTCCCGATATTTTGAGGACTGATCATATCCTCGTTATTCGTGAAAAATTTGGTTAGCATATCAGTATGCCCCATGTAACCCAATGCTTCTGAGCTTGTGCCTAATTCAATAAAATCGTTAGGGCTTGGTGTTGCTGTGAATAAATATCTATATTTTACTTTTTTAAGGAACGTTGTTATCTGTTCCTTGATAGCTCCTTTGAAGTTTTTTAAAATGCTGCTTTCATCTAATATTACACAGTCAAAGTCCTGGTAGTTGAAGTATCCCAACCGCTCATAATTACATACAACTATCTTAGAATTATACTTTCCGTCCTTGGAATATTCAATATCACCAATTCCGAATTTTTCAGCCTCTTTAATGAACTGAAAGGCAACCGCTAAAGGGGTAATTATTAATACGGGTTTGTTGGTTTTCTGAATGTAATTTTTCGCTGTGGTAAGCTCAATGATTGTTTTGCCCAATCCGGTATCCAGGAATACCGCACATCTACCCTTTTTAATCGCGTATTCGGAAACGTATTTCTGATAATCAAACATATTATCAGGAAGGTAAGATGCAGTAATTCCAAAGTCCTGGGACTTGTGCCGTTTGGCGGCGATAAATTCATCATAATTCATATTCGTGTGTTTTTGGTTTTCGGTGTAAAAATACGATTTTATTTTACTTCCAATTCAGTCTTGTATGGTAACTCTTCGGAAGGTCAAATTCCTTTGATTTCATTAGCTCCCTGATCTTCTGCTGGTATTCAGGTATCTTTTCCAGGAAGTAGTATTTCACCTTTTTGCAGCTTCCTTTTGATCGTTGTTCAAGCTCCGCCCATGTGCCATCACCGTGCAGCTTATCAACGTTTATAGCGAATTTTGCTTGCTCACCATAACCCCATGAATTGTCTTTTGCGCTTTGAAGCATCACGTTTTTTTCATCGTATTTTGTGCAGAAGTGCTGGCGTCCTATTCCGTGTCCGGCATGTGCTGCCGTGTAATGCCTCCAGGCTCCCGATGTTATACATTGACCATATCCATCTTCATTTGTGTCCCTTAGCCTGATATAAAGGCTGAACACCTTCCATAGGCGTTCGTCTAATTCTTTCACGGTTAAATCATTTAGACGTTTCATTTACTAAAATATGTTCATTATAAAACGTTCAGTTCTGCTCTTTATCCTGGGATCAACTCGGTCTTTGACATCCGGCAGGTTCTTCACTCGCGGGGATCTTTTTATCCTTCGGGATTGTTTCGGCTTTTTGTTTTCAAATGAGAAATAAAACTGCAGGTTTACCCGGCTGCCATTGGTGATCGCGTTTTGAACTCGCGTTTTTTTGTAGCCTAATCCCTCTGCCGCCTCCCATGTGTTCTGCCAATCCCGGATTATATTTCCATCCAGGTCAAATTGATATACTTTTTTTGGTGTGCCTGCCATTTTATTCTTTGATTATTCCACTATCTTGTATCTGTGTGCTTTAGCCAGTTGTTAGGTGTAATATTCACTAAGGTCAATACTATTTTCAACTTCATTACCAAAAACCGACCAACCTTTTCGCTCACGTCTTGCAAACATTTCCAGTCGGGGTTCTTCGCTTACCGTTTCAATCATATCTTGGAAAAATTCGGGTTTGGTACTATGTCGTTTTTGTCTTTTGTGTTGCCACCAAGTGCTGTATACTCTTTTTACTTTTGGCATCTTACCACGTCTTGCAAGTAGCAAAAACTCTGTTGTAGGGCAATAAACCCCTCCTTGCCCTGTACCCATAGGTTTTTTACACCAAGTCAATGTTTGGCAATACTTTAAACCCCACGATTTTAATACTGCAAAAGCATTAGGCAAATATTTTTGTGTAGTCCATAAATAAACCTCGCAATTATCATCACAAAGGTTTTTAATCGGTAGGTTGCTTATTTCTTCAACCGTCATTGTATTATAGTCCATTTCTTTTGCTGGTGCTATGTAGGTATTAACCATTTGTGCTTTTTCACTTGCAGCACCCCATTTGCCGTATTTCCAAGGTGGGTCTATTACTATTGTCTTATATTTCATCTTTTATTCTTTTAATCCGTTCATACTACACCTAACAACATATAAAGTGCATTAAAACGCACCTTATACAATGCGTTGTTATAGGGCATTTAAAGTCCTCTCTGTGGCATAACAGACTCTATTAAATCCTCTTCGCATGCTCCGTCATGAACCCATCCGGTTTGGAAGATTAAACTTCCACAATGAGTGCCCATCGGAAATAAAAAGACGGTTTCTTGAAAGTTTTTTAATGTTGTTTTAATTTTTGATAAAGTTTCATCATCAAACGTCCCATTATCAGTTTTCCAAAATGCCTCTACATCATCGCAGCAAACATTTGGTTCTTCTCCAACCCCTATTCCGTAATAGAAGTTCGAGTTTTCAACGATTTTTACGAGTTCGTTAATCTCCACATCTGTAAGTTTCATCTTATTTAGTTTTAAAATAAACGCCCTATAACAAAAGCTATAAATAAGCAGGGCGTATGTGCTTAATCAAGCCTGTGAGCTTCGTTTTATCATTTGTGTAGGCTGAAAGGGTGTCGCTCTTTATCCCTGCCTATTCATAGCCAAACCGTTATAAGTAATATTCCCTCGCTATGTATATCAAACATTCTTTTGAGCAGTTTTCTTCATCAGGCATATTAGGTACTTCAATCTTTTCACAATACCTCATTCCTCTAATTGTATTGTAACTCTCATAAAAAACACCATCTTCAATCCAAAAATGGCTATGATTGTGTCGCTTCGGAATATAACGTATTAGTTGAATGTCTGTCATATAAATCCGTATTTAAAGTTGCTAACCATTACACATAATCACTCCTAATCCAAAGGCTATAATAGTCAGCCATGTCCACAAACCCCAATCGGGCTTGTCGGGCATGTTTTCAGCGTAGTGTTTTGTTTTGCTCATACTATTTGGTGTTTAGGTTTTAATT